AAATCCTATCCCAGGCGCAACAGATGCTTGGATGCGCTCAATATTTTTAGACAATACTCCACTAAAGAATGCAGATGGTACTGTTAATTTTGATGATGTTATTGTACGAGTTGAGCATGGAACAGCTAATCAACCAGTTTTACCAGGTTTTGAAAAAGCATCTAATATTATTAATAACACTCAATCAGGAGTAGAAATTGATGCAACAGGTCAACAATTCGATATAACTGATGCTAGTACAGATCAAGTTTTATTTTTGTTAAGTGTTCCTCAATTACAAAAAATCAAAAATAATGGAGATACAGAAGGAACAGAATTTAAATTTAAATTTCAAAAATCAACTAATAATGGTGCTTTTCAAGATTTTTCTGTTAATGGAACAGTAGATCAAACAATTAAAGGTAGAACTGCTGATCTTTATCAAAAGCAATATGTTTTTGATTTAAGTGCAGATACTTTTCCAGTGAGATTCAAAGTTATAAGAACCTCAGGTACAGATACAACTTTTATGAATGATAATGATGGATTTATCAGTCATGTAAGTAAATTCTATGTTACTTCTCATACTTTAATTAAACATCAAGCATCTGATTTATCTGGTACATATACGCACAATAATGGAAGTGGAGGGGCTGGCACATTAATTACAATTACATCATCAACACCGCATCTTTTAGAGGTTGGAGATAGTATTGGATGCGAATTTAATAATAGTGATAATACAAGATTAATTATTACAACTTTAGATGCAACTAACCCAGCAATTAAATTCCAAGCACAACATACTCAAAGTGCAAACACATCTGGCACTGTAACTTTTGGTCAGAGGTTTAACTATCCCAACTCTGCTGTTCTTGGGTTAAGAATAGATGCGGAACAATTTAATTCAGTTCCTAAAAGGTCATATCTAATAAAAGGTATAAAAGTAAAAATTCCAAATGGTGTCACAGTTGACCCAAACAACGGCAGAATAATATATCCAATAAATTATGTTTTTAACGGAACACTTGGAGCAGCGCAATGGACAACAGATCCAGCTTGGTGTTTATTTGATCTTTTAACAAGTCAGCGATATGGCTGTGGAGATTTTATAAGTGCTAGTCAGTTAGATGTTTATAGTTTTTATGCAGCATCTGTATATTCTTCAGAACTTGTAACTTTTAAAGATAGGTTAGGTAGTGGAGTAGTTACTACAATTACAGAACCAAGGTTTAGTTTAAACGTAAATATTCAGACAAGACAAGACGTTTTTAAAACTGTTAACAGCTTATGTTCAGTTTTTAGAGCCATGCCTCTATATGTATCAGGTAGTATAAGTTTGATACAAGATAAAGCTGGGATAGATCCATCATTTTTATTTACTAATGCAAATGTAACTAGAGACGGTTTCTCGTATTCTGGTAGTGGTGGTAAAACTAGAGCAACAGTTATAGTTGTTAAGTATTTTGATATTGAATTAAGAGATGCAGCATATGAACAAGTAATTGATAATGATGCTGTTCTTAAATATGGTGCAGTTACTAAAACAATTGATAGTTTTGGAGTAACCTCAAGGCATCAAGCTAGAAGATTAGCCAAGTGGTTTTTAACCACTCTTGCTACAGAAACAGATATAGTTTCGTTTACCACAACAATACAAGCTGGATCATTAATAACCCCAGGTCAAATTATCGAAATTCAAGATCCTGTAAAATCTGGAGTTCGTAGAGGTGGACAAATTACATCTGTTCAAACTGTTAGTGGTAATAGCGTTATTGGGATAGATAATATTGTTGATTTACCAATTTTAGGGGGTGGTTTAGGTGGACTATTATCAGTCATTTTACCTGATGGTCAAATAAGTCAAAAAACAATAAATTCAATTGATTCAACAAATAAAAAAATTACTGTAGTTAATAGATTTCAAAAAAAAATTAATGATGCTAGTGGAAACAAACCATTTTTAGATAATACAAGACAAACAAATCCTGTTTATACTGATACATTCCAAAATACAGACCCAAATGTTGGATCATTTTGGATAATAGAAACAACTGGTACAAGTGCAGCAATACAATCACAGTTATATAAAGTTGTATCTGTAGAAGAGAGTGATGATTTTACATATGGTGTAACTGCTGTTTTGCACAACGAATCTAAATATGCAGCAGTAGAAGAGTTAGAAACTATAAAGCATAGAGATGTTACCAATCTCGATTTAATACCAGAAAGTCCTAGTGATTGGGCATCAGATACAGAAATCTTATCTGACGGTACAGTTAGCCCAGTATCGGGTGGTTACACATATCCTATAGAACAGCTATATAAGTACAGAACTCAAGTTAAAGTGAGGGTTTTATTAGCATGGAAACCTGTTAGTGGAGTTAATAGATATGAACTTAGGTATCAAAAAGATTCAAGTGGTTTTCAAACTGTACAAGTACAAAATCCAAGTTTTACTATTGATGATATTGCTGTAAGTGGTTCCAGTGGTAAATCGTTTTTTGATTTTGAGGTTAGAAGTATAAGTGCATCAGGTAAAAAATCTAGCTCACCTTTAACTAAAACAGCATTTGAAGTAGTAGGTAAAAATGCAAAACCATCTCAAGTTAATTCTGATTTTGCAGCATCTTTAGATGCAAATTTAGGTGTCGTATTGTCTTGGACTCCAATAGTAGCAACACATCCTAATTTCGCTGATTTAGACATAAGAGGTTACATAATATACGAAGGGGCTTATGGTAGTGGAACTCAATTAGGAGAATACAAGGCAACCTCAGTTGTTGTACCTACATTGCCATCAAGTAGTGTTACAAACCAAACTTATTCAATAAAAGCTGTTGATGATGATGGAAATGAAAGCGAAAACGACAGAACAACTACTATTTCATTTAATAGTCCAAATGCACCAACAACATTAACTGGATCATATCAAGATGATAATTACATTCTTAACTGGAGTGCTTCTGTTATTAATGGAAATAGATTTGCTATTGCAGAATACGAAATAAGGCAAGGAGGTTCAATAATAGCAACTACAAATGCTTTGTCATTTACTTTGCCTGTTACTTGGGATAGTCAACAAACATTTAAAGTAAGGGCTAGGGATATAACAGGTAGAGAAAGTACTAATAAAACACTTGTTGCTGCTTTTTCTAAAGCTGACGCACCTAATATTTCATATTTTTATGAAGGAAGCAAAATTAGGCTTTCATGGGAAAAACCTAATGAAGGAGCAACAAAAATTAAAGATTATGTAATTAAAGCAAGTCCAACAAACAATACTAATTTCGGTAATGCAACAGATGTTGACGTTATAAATTCTGAAAGTTATTTGTTTGACGTTGACCATAGTGTTCTGAATACATCAACATCAAGACGTTTCTTTGTTGCTGCTAGAGATGTAAATAATAATTTAGGTAATATTGGTCGTACAGGAATTACTGGATACCCTGATGTTTCAGTTACAGCACCTCCAGCACCTAGTAATTTAACTGCTGTTATAAAAGGTGCAAGTTCTTTTGTTAGTTGGACTGAAGTACCAATCGCAAAAAATCCTTCTGATGCTACTAAAATCAATGGATTGCCAATTGCTTTTTATAAAATTTATAGAGAAAATGCTGGAGCTACATCTGTAGGTACTGCTGATTTTCAACAAAATGGAACATCAATAATAGAAGAAGTTACTTGGTCAGAAGCTACACAAAGATATTTTGTACGAGCCGTAGACATTAACGGAAATGATGGTGTTTTACAAGACGTAGATTTTACTGTTGCTGTACCGTCTGCTGTAACAAACCTAAGTGATGAAGTTATTGATAACAACGTACTTTTAAGATGGCAAGAAAGTGCTGTCGGTGTAGATCAGTTACCAATAAAACATTACAACGTATATAGAAATAATTTAAGCAATTTAGTTGGACAAAAATTAGGAACTTTTACCACAGTTTTTGAGCAAGTAGGTGGTAGTTTTGAATATATATTAAGACCTGTTAATACTGCTGGTAACGAGGGTACTAAAGAATCTGTTGTAGCAGAAGTTAATCAACCACCAGATTTTGTGTTAACACAAGATTTTGCAAGTACATTTAACGGTACAATCGTAAATGGATTTGCTGATGGCGGTGGACTATTCTTTTGTATTAATGGAAGTAGAACTTGGAAACAACATTTTGACCCAAATGACAATGATACGTCTAGGACTTTTGGTGTTTATGGTGGCTCCACTATTTATGCTTTACCTAGTGAAAACTCAGGCAGCTATGAAGAAGTTGTAGATTTAGGGGCAACAATTGACAAGGTGGATATTGAAGGAAGTATTGGATTAGTCGCTGCCGAAACTGTTGGGGCTGGACTATCAATTGATAATAAAATATTTACATCACCAGATAATGTAACTTTTACGGAAAAGGGATCTGGTACTGGTCAAAAAATTAATGCTTTAGGACAAAATTTTAGGTATGTAAAAATAAGATTTGAATTTACTGGTTTTAATAATGATGATTTAATTAAAGTTAATAGTATTCGTGTTAAAACATTCTTAAAACGTAAAACAGATCAAGGTAGAGTAGATGTAACTGCATCAGAATCTCAGGGTTCTGGTAAACAAGTTGCATTTACAGAAACCTTCATTGACGTTGATTCAATTCAATTAACAATACAAGGATCAAGTTCAAGTGCAAAATATGCTATTTATGATTTTGTAGATACTGCAAATCCACAAAATGGGTTTAAAGTGTTCTTGTTTGACAATAGTGGCAACGGTGTTGCTGGAACTGTAGACTTTACTGTAAGAGGAGTTTAAATGGCCGACTTTACAAAACCAGCTTTAACAAGCACATACACAGCTTTTATAACTGAATTAAAAGAAAGAGATGAAGTTGTAGGTTCTTTATATTCAACAGATGTTACTGTTACTGGTTTACCAGCAGATAACTCAAATAATTGGGGTGCAAGGTCTATTAGATGGAATGCAACTCAAAAATATTTTCAACGTAGAAATTCTAATAATAATGGTTGGGAAAGATTAGAGGGTAATAGTGGAACACATAAATTTGTTAATTTAGAGGCTGGAAATATTACTGGTACAGGAACTGTCAGTGGTTCAACTGTTAATGCAAGTGGTCAAGTACAAGCAGCAAGAATTAATGTCACAGGAACAACAGCCCCAGCCAATGGAATTTATAGACCAGCAGCTAATGAAATAAGATTTACTACAAACAGTAATGATAGATTTACTATCGAGTCAAACGGTGAGTGTGGAATAGGCACAGTTGATCCGCAACAAAAGCTTCATGTTAATGGAAACGCAAGAATATCAAATGGTACAAATACAGTTACATTAGAAATAGGAAAATCTGGCGGTGGAAATCACGCCTCAAATTTAGAAATTTATTCAGATAATACAGCAAATTCAGCTTTTAAAATAGCTAGGGCAACTGGAACTAACGGTGTTTCGACTATATCTCATAATGGAACAGGTAATTTTTTAATTGAAACACAAGATGTTGCAGATATAAAAATAGCAACACAAGGCACTACAAGAATGTGTATTGATAGTGGTGGTAGTGTTGCTATCGGTAACTTTACAGACCCAGATGATAGCTTGCATATTAAACAAGCTACTAATAATGCTGTTTATTTAAGAGTTGAAAATAATGATGGATATGCAAGATTTGGAACAGACGCAAATGATAGTTATATAGACGCAGACGTTCACAGATTTAGAAATAGGGCTGGTTCAAGTGATTATTTACGTCTTACATCTACTGGTTTAGGTGTTAAGAAAACAACTGTGAATTATCCACTTGATGTGGCTGGTGTTATAGCTTCTAATAGTCACATTATCTCTGGTTTAGCTTCTGGAGGTGTTGCTTTAACTATTAATGACGGTTATGGAAATGCAAACATTACATGGAATCATGTAGGGGGTATTCCAGAACAAGCTGGTAACTCAGCAAGAATTACTGTAAATACTGACAGCACCTCTGGAGCAGAGTTTAGATTTGGGTTAAGGAGCAATGTTACTAATAGTGGTTCAGTACAAGATACTACTGATTGTCTTGTAATTTTAGAAAATCAATTACAAGCAAAAGACGGCTCACAAGCCAATCCAAGTGTAAGTTTCATAAATGATACAGATAGCGGAATGTATAGAATCGGGGCAAATAATATTGGAATTGGGGTCAATAATACAAAAGTAATAGACATAACAGCATCAGGTATCACAGTATCAGGAACAATTACTGGGTCACTAAGTGGTAGTGCTACACAGTTAGGAGGTTTAGGTTCATCTGCCTCTGGTAATAGATGGGGTGTTGTTCCTTTTGTAGATTCGGGTGGAGTTTTAGAAGGTGGACGTTATTTAGATTTTCATACATCAGACGGATCTACTACCGATCATGCTGGAAGAATAGATTGTACAGGTAGTGCTTTTACCTTTGATTTGCCATTATTACCTAGTGGAAGCAGAGATTTAGGGTCAAGTTCTGCAAGGTGGCAAAACTTATATGTTAATGACCTTAAATTATCTAATAAAGGTGGAGCTAATGATGTTGATGGAACATGGGGTGATTACACAATTCAAGAGGGAGAAAATGATTTATTTTTAAAAAATCATAGAAATGGGAAAACTTATAAATTTAACCTTACAGAAGTGGTTAATTGATGGTTTTCATATATAATTAAATTTATATACATTACAACTTATGCCTACTATTCAAGAACTTAGAGCAAAAGCTCAAGCAGATGGTCAAGAACTTGTTAAACAATTTCAAGAACTTGAAGCACAAAAAAATCAAATTTTAACAAAACAAAGACAAATAGAAAAACAAGTTGATGCATTGAATGGTGAGATTAATGCATATAATAAAATTGAGCCTCCTATAGAGGATGCTCCAAATGAAGCACCCTCATCAGAAGAATAACTATGGCGATCAGTCCAGCCTTAAGAAATTTTACACTTCAAAGAGGTATGGATTGGAGTGAGCAATATATTTTTAAATCTACGCAAGCTGACGGATCTGAAGTTCCAATGGATCTTACTGGATATACTGTTGCTTCAGAAGCTTGGGATAAAGATAGAGATTGCAAGTATGCAACATTTGGAGTTGTTTATGATGACAAACAAGCTGGAAAAATATCTCTTGTTTTAACTGATATTCAAACTGAAAACTTTCCAGATGAATTATATTATGATGTTTTATTAACAAATAGTAACGGTCTTAAAGAGCATTATATAGAGGGTAGAATTACAGTAAGTCAGGGGTACACAAGATGAGCAAAATTGAAGTTACAACTGTAAAGAATAAAATTCATGTTAATGAAACCAAGGTAAATATTAATGGAAGTTCTACAAATTCTAAAGTTGTATCTGTAGTAACACAAGGAAGTCAAGGTGCTGCTGGATTAGATTTAATTGATAATAATAGGGTAGATGGGAGTATCATTAGGTTTGATGCTTCGGCTCAATCTTACAGGGCAGACGCAGATGTAACTCCAACTGAATTAACGGATGGAGGAAATTTTTGAAATCCATTGCTAACACTCGCCCTTAACCTAAACTAAGCTCATGGCAAACATTCTAAGATTTAAAAGAAGAGCGTCAGGTGCTGCTGGCGCACCATCTTCTTTGATGGAAACAGAACCAGCATATAACGCAGTTGATGATACTTTGTATCTTGGTATTGGGTCAGGTGGGGCTGGAGGTTCAGCAACATCAATAAAAGCCATAGCTGGATCAGGTGCTTTTGTTGATAAAACTGGCAACCAAACCGTATCAGGTAACAAAACTTTTACAGGAACTGTTGATTTAAGTAGTGCTACAATTCCAAGTTTTTCTATAGATCAAAACCTGACAATTGTTGGAAACTTAACAGTTCAAGGTACGACCACTACTATTTCGAGTAGTACAATTGATGTCGCAGACAAAAATATTGAATTAGGTAAGGTAAGCTCACCTACTGATACTACAGCCAACGGTGGTGGACTTACTTTAAAAGGTACTCAGGATCATACATTTAACTGGTTAAATGCAACAGATTCTTGGACATCCTCAGAGCATTTAGAGCTTGTTGCATCTAAAAATTTCCGTATTGATGGTGCTGTTGTTTTATCAAAGACAGGACTTGGTTCAACAGTTTTAGCGTCAAGTTTAACTTCTGTTGGTACTATCACATCAGGTGTTTGGAGTGGTACAGATATAGGAGTGGCACATGGGGGTACAGGAGCGTCAAATGCAAGTGGTGCTAGAACAAATCTTGGAGTTGCTATCGGCTCAGACGTTCAAGGTTATGACCCACAGCTAGACGAACTTGCAACAATGGCTGCTAACACAGCAACCGCTTTAGCAGATTTATCACAAGCTGAAGTTCAGATTCTTGATGGTGCAACAGTAACTACTGCTGAACTTAATAAGTTAGATGGTGCAACAGTAACTACTGCTGAAATAAACAAACTTGATGGATTACTTTCTACCACTACAGAATTAAACACTTGTACTGATGGGTCAACATCTGCTACATCAACAACACTTGCTTTAGCTGATCGTATGGTTATTAATGATAATGGAACTATGGTTCAAGTTGCTTTGTCTGATTTAATAACATTTTTAGAAAATGGCACAGTTTCTGGCTTTGACATAGACGGAGGTACATATTGATAGCTGACTAGAATTTAAGGAGGTTTTATCATGTCAAATGTTATTAAATTAAAAAGAGGAACTGGTAGTGATCCAAGTGCTAGTGATTTAGTAGTAGGAGAGGTAGCGTTAAGAACTGATTCGGGTCAGTTATTCACAAAAAAAGATGACGGAACCTTAACAGAAATAGGTGCTGCTGCTGGTGTTAGTGATGGAGATAAAGGAGATATAACTATCAGCAATAGCGGTGCGACTTTTACTATTGATAGTGGGGTTGTAACTGGTTCAAAAATAGCTAACGATACTATTACAGCAGTTCAATTAGCTAATGGAGCAGCAGATGTAAATGTAGTTCTTGATGGTGCGATAGTCAATTCAAAAGTAAACGCAAGTGCAGCGATAGCTGGAACAAAAATTTCTCCTAATTTTGGTTCGCAAAATATAACTACAACAGGTCAACTCTCAGTTGGACAACTTGCATCTCCTACAAAAATTCAAGCTGGTAATCCTACTCTTAGATTTGTACAACAAAATAACTCACTATCCAATCGTGGGTATTTAGAATTTTATTACAACACATCTAATTTATCTGCAAGAATTAGTGGTAAAGCCAGAAATAGTGCAAATGGACAATTATATTTTGATGTAGAAAAAGATAGTACTTTAACAAATATCTTGCTAGTTGATGATGCTGGTATTGATGTAACAGGGAATATATCTGTTGTAAATAATAATCCCACTATTACATTAACTGATGACAATAATAACCCTGATTATCAGATTGGAAATATTAATGGTGTTCTAAGATTTCAAGATATAACTAATAATGCAACTAGATTTCAAGTTAACATTGATGGTCATATTGACTTTTTATCTAATTGTGATTTTGCAAGTGGTATTGACGTAACGGGCGGTGATATAACAGGAGTTTTAGGTAGTGCTGTCACTGGAACAACCCAATCAGCAGGGGATAATTCAACTAAGATTGCCACGACTGCATACACAGATACAGCCATATCAAATTTAGTTGATTCCAGCCCTAGCACATTAAATACACTAAACGAACTTGCAGCAGCTTTAGGTGATGATGCTAACTTCTCAACAACTGTCACCAACTCAATAGCAACCAAACTACCTCTTGCTGGTGGTACGTTAACTGGCGATTTAACAATAAGTAATACTTATCCAAGAATTTATCTTACAGACACTAACAATAATTCTGACTTTACAATTATAAACAATGATGGAAATTTTTTAATATATGACGCAACAAATACTACTGATAGATTATCAATATTAGCAAATGGTAATGTCAGATCACATGGAAGGTTAAAAGCATTAGGAGGTCTTGATGTAACAGGAG